CAGACCCCTGATAATTTTGTTCGAATTCGTGTGTATTATCGAAATTTGATTAATACACTTATTATAACGTCAGAGGGTGTTTTTGTTATGAAGACAACTGGTAATCCTAGTGGATCAGTTAATACAATTTCTGATAACACGTTGATTCTTTATCTGTTACTTGCGTATGGATGGATAATGGTGAGTCCAGATGAATGTTGCACCTACAAAGCATTTGATGAAAATCTTGCCTTGGCTTTGTGTGGTGATGACAATACCTGGACTGTGTCAGACGAGGCAGTAAAATACTTCAATGCTCGAAATTTAATTGAAGTTTGGGCTAATTTGGGAATCACGACGACAACGGACTCTTTAGACCCACGTCCCGTGGAGGAGTTGGATTTTTTGTCTGCGCATACAGTTTTTAAAGATGGTGTTGCGATACCTTTGTATGCTAGAGACAAGTTGCTTACATCACTCCTCTATTCACGCGATCCGGATAATCCAGCTTTTACGCTTTTGCGTGCAGGTGCATATTTGCGTGTGAGTTACGCTGATCCTGCTATGGTTGGTTATTTACGGGAGCTCATATCTTGGTTAGTTGAGCAATATGGTGTTGTTTTGAGTGGTAGCCCAGAGTGGCAGTCCGCATATCGACAGATACCGACCGAGAATGAACTTCGTCGTCTCTTCCTTGGTGAAGCTACCGGTGCTATTCCATTGTACCCTCAGAGTTTGTTAGGGTTTGTAAATGTGCACCTAATAAAAAGACGGCCCGATATGCAATATCAGGCTTTAGCTCAGAGACCAAAGAGACAACGTCAATTTAAAAAGAAAGCCCCAAAACTTCCTTCGAGGGGAACACGTAGTTATAATATAGCTCGTGCGCGTTTAGCTGCTAGGCCAGCTAGACCACGAAGGAGGCCACGCCAGCGAAGGCGTGGCGGGATGGGTATGGGTAGAGAGGTTTTTACATCTACTCAACCTTCTCCTTTATCACGGCAAATGGGGACACGCCGGTTGGGGGGTTCGAAATATCCCTTCCATGGTGATGAGGAGGTTGCCAATGTTAATGGTGGTGATAATTTTGCTGCAGTGCAATATTCAATAAATCCAGGGCAAGCTACTCTTTTCCCCTGGTTAAGTAAAGAGGCTGTTTTATATGAGAAATATGTTTTTACGCAGCTTGAGTTTTATTATCAAACTTTACTTAATGCAACATCGGCTACAGCGATTGGAAAAGTCGTTTACAGTGTCGATTTTGATGCTGCCGATGCGCCACCTACTACGAAACAACAGGCCATGGATTCAGAACCAGCTGTTTCATGTGCGCCATGGGAGAACATGTGTTTATCCATTCCCAAAGGTCAGTTGCGGCAAGCGTACACTGATGGCAAGTATGTACGACCAGGTGGTTTGCCTGGTGCGACTGATATTAAAACTTATGATTTAGGTAACCTTAATGTAATTACTGATAGTCAAGGTGCGACAAC